CGCTGAATGGAGTAGCGAACGGCCAGACCGTGCCGTACACCCGCATCCGGGCGATCCAGGACTATCTGTGGCCGGTGGCCGGCGGTGAGGCTACGGTGCGTGTGAGGGGCGTGTTCGGGTTCCCGTCGAATCCGCTCGTCATCACCCAGGCGACAGTCCTGCAAGCCTCACGGATCTTCACCCGGTTGCAGTCGCCTCTCGGTGTCGCCGGGTTCGGGGAGATGGGTGTCGTGCGTGTCACGCGGGCACTCGACCCTGATGTCGCTGCACTGGTCGAGCCGTACCGGCGGATCGTTGGCATCGCATGACGGTCACGGTGGGGGCGTTGCGGGCTGGGCTGGCGACGAACCTCGCGACGATCACGGGCCTGCGGGCAAACGCGATCCAGCCAGACAATCCGACCCCACCACAGGCGATTATCTTCCCGACGTCGATCACGTTCGACCGAACGTTCAAGCGCGGCCTCGACGAGTACGCGTTCACGATCACGTTGATAGCGGGCCGTCAGGATGCCCGCAATGGTCAAGCCGTCATGGACGGCTACTGCGCACCGACCGGGGCCGGGTCGATCAAGACAGCAATCGAATCGGATAAGACACTCGGCGGGGCGTGCCAGACGCTCCACGTCACCGAGCTGTCAGCCTACGGATCGACGTCGATTGGGGATACGATCTATCTCACTGCGGATTTCACGGTCATCGTCTACGCATAGAAGGAGTAAGGAAATGGCGAAGTTCGTCAGCAACGATTACAAGATCACGATCAACGGGACGGACTTCTCGCAGTCGATCGCGCAGGTCAACCTTGAGATCTCATCCGATGACGTCGAGACGACAGCATTCGGCTCCACGTTCCGCACCCGGATCGGCGGCCTGAAGGATGGCACCCTCCAGCTCGACTTCATGCAGGACTTCGCAGCGTCGAGCGTAGACCAGACTCTCAGCGGTTTGATTAACTCATTTGCCACGGTGGTCATGACTCCGACGTCGGGCACCGTGTCGGCCACAAATCCTTCCTATACAGCACTCTGTCTTGTAAATCAGTACACGCCTTTTGCTTCGAGCGTGGGCGATCTGGCGACGCTCTCGGTTTCGTGGCCGACGTCCGGGACCGTCACTCGCGGCACCGTCTAACCGGAGGGATCACCTGCGATGATCAAACGAATCCCTCTCAAAGTCGAGTACGTGGACGGCACGGTCGAGCGTGCGCTGTGCACTGGCGCGGACTCGATCACGTTCGAGCGGACGTACGACCTAGGCATGGATCAGGTCGGCAAGCGGCTCGAATACGTATGGTTCTTGGCGTGGGCGGCGCTCACTCGGACGGGCAAAGTAACTCGCACGTTCGAGGAGTGGCTGCCAACCGTGGAGGGTGTCGGCGACGATGATGAAGCGGAGGGGCTAACGGAGATCCGCCCTTTGGAGAATCCAGCACCCACTTCATCCTCGTCCACCTTGCTTACGAATTCGGACTTTCTCCTTCAGTAATCCTGGCGGAGTCGGATCGGATGCAGATCACGATGTTGCGTTACCTGCGGTGGCGTCATACCCAGCACGGCGACGGACGGAGGCGATCCAAGTGATGAAAGTCCGGGTCACGGGTGAGCAGCGGGCCGTCGCAGTCCTCAAAGCATTCGACAAGGATGTGTTCAAGGGGATCGACAAGGGGCTGAAGCTCGCGGGTGAGGTGCTGCGGGACGAGGTACGGGGCAAGACTCCTAGCGGTGCACCGTTGAGTAACTGGGGTCGCTGGAATGCGACCCGCACGTCGAAGGCTGGCGTGTCATCGACGAGGGATCTCTCCTACAACGCGGCGAAGGTCCGCACGGGGATCAAGGTCGTGACGTCGCAGCCGAAGAGGGAGACGACGGGCGGTAAGTTCCGGGTCGCGGTCGCAACAATGTCGCCGGCCGGCGCGATGTATGCGCTCGCCGGGTCGGCGAGGAAACGGTACGGGCAGGAGTCGTCGTATCGTGGACGGTCGTTCGTCGACAACCTGAATAACAAGTCGGGCCGTAAGTATGCGCGTGGAATGAATGAGGCGATGAAGAATAATGCTGTCGTCGCTCGGGCGAAGGAGAAGGTCGCGGCAGTGATCCGTGACGCGGAACGTGCAGCGGACAGAATCTTGGGGGGTCGACGCTGATGGCAATCGACATTGTCATCCAAGGGGATTACCGGGACCGTGACATCAAGCGGGCGCAGCATGACCTCGACCTATTGAAGAACCAGTCCGGGATGACTGGAGCGGCATTCACGAAGATGGCTGGGTTCGCTGCCGGCATGGGTGCCGCAGTCGGTACCGCTGCGCTCCAGGCGATCCAAGCAGGCGCACAGATGGCGATCACGTTCGGCGTTGATGGTGTAAAGGCGTTCCTTGCTGATGAGGCTGCGGCTGCACGTCTTGCGAAGACGATGGAAAACCTCGGGATGGAGGGCGCGACCGCAGCGGTCGAAAGCACGATCGACAGTTTGGCTCGGATGACGGGTACGGCCGATGACCTTCTCCGCCCGGCGATGGATCGGTTGCTGCGCAGCACGAACAATGTCGCGCTCGCCACCGACACTCTGAAACTCGCCCAGGACGTGGCCGCCGGGACTGGGAAATCGCTTGAGGTTGTGGTCGCAAGTATTTCGAAGGGGTTTGACGGTTCGACGGGTGCTTTGGGACGGCTCGGGGCCGGCCTCGATAAGGCGACGCTGAAGACCGGCGACATGGACCTCATCACGCAGAAGCTCGCTGAGACGTTCGGCGGGCAGGCAGCGGTCAAGGCTGGAACCTATCAAGGCCAGATCGACCGCGTATCCGTCGCATTCGGCGAACTCCAAGAGTCCTTCGGGAAAGCATTCATGGAGGGTGTCACGTCGGGATTCTCGGACGGAACCGATGCGGGTGATGCGCTTACTCAAACGCTTAACGACCTCACACCGGCGATACAAGACATCGGCACCCAGCTGGGGAACATTGTCGCCGGTACACCGAGATTCGTTGAGTTCATTAAGGGCTTGCTCGACGATTTCGCTGTGTTGCGGGATCAAGTGCTTCTCGTTGTCGCGGCGTTCATAGCCTTCAAGCAGATCACGAAAGATCACGACATTGAGGGGGCGCAGAAGACTCTCGCCGATGCGAACGCTGCACTCGCGGTGTCGATGGATGCTCGGACTGAGGCGTACACGAATGCGTTCGCGGCGGAGATGGGTTTGAAGTCTGCGACGTCCGGGTCAGTGACGTCGGCGATCGCTGCCGGCAACGCAATTGATGTGTCGACTAAATCGCATCTTGTGTACGGACAGGTACTCAAGCAAGGCGAGAGAATCATGAATGACTACTCCAAGGCGACGGATGGAGCAGCGGACAGTGTCGGAGGAAGCGCAGCAAGCGCGACCGTCAAGGTGTACAAGTATGCGGAGGCGATCAAGGCAGCGCAGAAGGCAACCGATGACGGCGTGAAGTCGTTCAACGACTACGCGTCCAGCGTGTCAAATTCGGTCATGAAACTCGTGTCCATTGACGATGCGGCGACACTGTTTCAGACCCGGAACGACGCGGTGAAGGCTGCGTTGAAGGATCTAGTCGACTATCAGGCGACCCTGTCAGCGGAGCAGACAGACGCGGAGAAGAAGAAGGTCGCTGAACTTCAGTCGATCTACCAGACGGCGCAGACGCAAGCCGCTGAGGGCGGAGCGTCAATCGTTGACACGTTCGTAAAGCAGGCGGAGAGGGTCAGCGAGTTCGGGGCGAAGATGCGGCAGCTCCTCGCGGCCGGCCTGAACGAGACATCGTTCAAGGAGATCTCCGCGATGAACCTTGAGAACGGGATGAAGGTCGCTGACGCGTTCCTCGATGGGAACATTCAGGAGAACATCCGACGCACGAATGAGGCGGTCGGGTCGGTGAAGTCGATCGCGGATGCGGTCGGGCTGGATGCGGCGAAGCAGTTCGCGACCGCCGGCATCCAGATGGCGGTGTCGATGATCGAGGCGCTCCTCGAAGTGATCGGGTCGAAGGGCAAGGGCCGGAAGGCGCTCCTGTCGATGATGGATGATCTCGCGGCTGCAATGAACCGGACGTCATACATCAACGTGGTGACAACATCATCGGGTCAGGGTGGGGTGTCTCCTGGTGTTACTCCGACGATGAGTCCGGTGGAGGCGTCGAATCTTGCGGACTTCCTCGCGGGCGGTATCGGGGCTCCTGAGGGTGGATTCTTTCCCGGATTCGCGAACGGCGGTCCGGTGTTGGGTGGCAAACCGATCATCGTGGGTGAGAAGGGGCCGGAACTGTTCGTGCCGGGCAGTAACGGCAACGTCGTGCCGAATAACGCGATGGGCGGGAACACGTACCAGATCACGGTTCAGGCGGGTGTGGGCGATCCGCGGGCGATCGGACAGTCGATCGTGGAATATGTGAAGAAGTTCGAGCAGGCTAACGGGCCGGTGTTTAGGGCAGCATGACGATCCGCGCCCAGATCGCCTTCGACCTGTCGTACACGACTGGCGTCAACTTCTTCACCCTTAACGACACGGATAAGGGCGTCCTCGACAACACCCAGTACGTCCTCGGCGGGGATGCATTGATCGACGTCACCCAGTACCTCCGATCGGTGCAGGTTGACAGGGGCCGGTCGCGGACGTTGGAGAAGTTCACGGCCGGACAGTGCAACATCGAACTCGACAACCGGAGCCGGATCTTCGACCCGACGTACACGGCCGGACCGTATTACACGCAGATCCTCCCGAGGAAACAGATCGTCATCGACGAGGACGGGGAGGAAATATTCTCCGGGTTCGTCGAGGACTGGAACTTCGACTACCCGGCGGGCGGATTCGATGCGGTCGCTTCCGTGTCAGCGTCGGACGGCTTCACGATCCTCGCCCAGCAGACAATGACCGGCGGGACGTTCACCGCGCAACTGTCCGGGCCTCGCGTCAGTGCCGTCCTCGACCAGGCGGGATGGTCGACGGTAAAGCGTGACATCGGGCCGGGGCAGTCGACCCTCGATGCGGATGTCGTGTCACCCACGGCCAACGTCCTTTCGTATCTCCAGCTGGTGGAGACGTCGGAGTTCGGTGCATTGTTCATCGGCCGGCAAGGGGCACTCACGTTCCGTGATCGTGCGCAGCTGCAGGCGTTCACGACTGGGATCACGTTCGGGCCGACAGGTATCCCATACCGCGATATCTCGGTGGTGTGGGGCACGGAGGAGATGAAGAACACCGTCGGCATCACGTTCACTGCTGGCGGGACTGTCGCGGGGACGGCACTCGCGCAGGACACGGCAGCGCAAGCCGCATACGGCGTGATGGACGTGAATTATGCGACGATCCTGTCCAGTTCGGTGGAGGCGTCCGCACTGTCGTCGTGGCTCGTCGGCCTGTACTCCCAACCGCAATACCGGGTCGACACGCTCACGGTCAGCCTCGACGGGATCACTGCGGGGCAGAAGGCGAGCGTCCTCGACCTCGAACTGGGCGACGTTGTCACGGTCGGGTTCACGCCGTCATCGATCGGCTCCGCTATCTCGCAGATCGTCTCGATTGACAAGATCAGTCACCAGGCGCTCCCGGATCGGCATGACGTCGTGTTCACCCTGTCGGAGACGCTCGCAGCATTCATCCTCGACAACGCTACGTTCGGCGTCCTCGATGACGATATTCTAGGATTCTAGGGAAGGAGAGGCATGGTTGCTTTCACGGCAGGGGCAGTCCTCACGGCTGCGAACCTGAACACAGCGTTTAACGCGTTGACGCTGCGCACGGTGACGGGGACGTCGGACACGCTCGTGCTCGCCGATAATGGCGGCGGGGTGACCTATTCGAACGCATCCGCGACCACGTCGACGATCCCACCGAATGCGTCCGTGGCGTTCGCGGTCGGGACGAAGATCGTCCTCATCAACCTGGGGGCTGGCGTCGTCACGGTCACGGCAGGCGCTGGAGTCACTGTCAACGGGGCGACCCTTACGCTCGCGCAGAACGCGGGCGGGACCTGTATCAAGACCGCGACGAACACTTGGAGTTTCCTACCTTTTTTTAGCGGTGTCGGCGCGGCGAACTTCTCAGATACCGCGACCGGCACCTACACCGGGTACAAATACCTGACCTTCTCGGCGAGCGGAACTATCAATATTTCTACGGCGGGTTTCGCGGACATCGTCGTGATAGGTGGTGCCGGCGGCGGGGGCTGCTTCAACGGTGCCAATGTGGGCGGTGGTGGTGGCGCAGGCGGGGCACTCGTAGCCACAAGCGTTTACCTACCCGTTGGAACGCTCACGGTCACTGTTGGCGCAGGCGGAGCGGGTGGCACCGGCGGACGTACCGGGAACGCAGGCAACACAAGCCGCTTAGCTGACTTCTACAGCTCCGGCGGTGGCAGTGGCGCAGGGCCGACGTGGCTAGGTGGTTCTGCCGGAGCTGGCGGCAACGGTGCATCCGGTGGTGGCGCTTTCAACAACGTTGGCGTGAACGGTGGCGCTGGCATTACCGGTTTAGGAAATAACGGCGGTTCCGGTGCGGTCAGCGCATCGGGCGGTGGCGGCGGAGCCGGTGCAGTAGGCGCCAACGCTTCAGCATCCGCTGGAGGTAACGGCGGCGCAGGTACAACGACGTCAATAGCGGGCACGACACCAACCGGCGCGTATGTTGCTGGAAGTTACTCGTTCGCGGGTGGTGGTGGCGGCGCTGGGACAGTAACTCTTGGCACTGGTGGCTCGGGTGGTGGTGGCAACGCGGCAAGCGCAGGTGTGAACGGCACCGCGAACACTGGCGGCGGTGGCGGCGGCGGAGACACAAGCGGCGGCAATGGCGGTTCAGGGCTAGTTATTGTGAGGGTGGCAGTCTGATGGCTCATTTCGCGCAGGTCGACGACAACAACATTGTGCGTGACATCATCGTGATCGGTAACGCCGATTGCGGTGGTGGCACTTTCCCTGAGTCTGAACCAATTGGGCAAGCCTTCATTACAGGGCCACACCCCGACTGTCTCGCCCTCGGAGGCGTCTGGAAGCAGACAAGCTATTCGGGTTCGTTCCGGGGCTGTTTCGCTGGCCTCGGATTCTCCTACGATCCGACGCTTGACATCTTCGTTCCTCCCGCTGCACCAGAGCCAGCGCCATGACGGCGGAAGATTACCTCCCGTTCGTCGCGGTCAGTGCGACACTCCTCGCGGGCCTGTCGTGGATCATCAAGGCGCAGATCAGCATGTCGAAGCAGTTCACCCCGAACGGTGGAAGCAGTCTCAGGGATGCTGTGAACCGGCTAGAGAAAGACGCGCAGGAGACACGCCAGGACATCAAAGACCTGCGGATGCATGAAGACGAGCGGGCCGAACGCATCATTAACTCAGTAGGCAAAGTCCACGCGAGACTAGATGAGCATGTACGCGACCATCTCACGAAAGGGCAGTGATGGGCACACGTAAGTTCTGGGAAGACGCAGCGGAACGCACCATCCGCACAATGGCTCAGGCCTTGCTCGCACTCATGGGGACGGACGCCCTCGGCATCGTCGGACTCGACTGGGCGCAGATGCTGTCCGTCGCGTCCGGCGCTGGCATCATGTCCTTGCTCACCGCGATCGTCGCCACCGGCATCGGAGACAAAGGCACCGCACAACTACTGAAGGAGAAACCATGAGCAGCGGGTTCGAGGAGCAGGTCCCGGTCGAGCCGGAAGACGGCGGCGACTTCGTCGACATCGAGGAGGCGGGCGAGGATGGCGAAGAAATATCTCAGTAGGAACATCAACGAGGTCATCACCTGGAGCAGGAATCAGGTGAAAGACCCGACACAGGACTGGACCGGACTCTGCCAGTCGCACTGCCGTCAGGCGTACGGTGTGCCGGCGTGGGCCGGGTCAGCGATCATCGCCTGGGGCAAGATCCCCAAAGCGCAGAAGACGATCGGCGGGAAACCATCCGACGCGCCACGCGGCTCCCTCCTGTACTACGACATCGGACAGTTCGGGCACGTCGCGATCGCGATCGGCAAGCGCACGCACGGCAGCTGCCTATCGAACGACTACGTGCGGCGCGGCATGATTGATGCTTGCTCCCGCGAGTTCCCAAGGTGGGGCGTCAAGTATTTAGGTCATTCGGCATGGACACCGTACGGGAGCCTTCGACTCGACCAGTGATCGTGATGATGTCCTCCCAGCCTTCGAGCGGGATGAGTGTCATCGCGTGGGGCATCCGGTCGGCGTGCTGACGAATGATCCCCTCGGGCACTCCAGCCGATCCCCGCTCGGCCTGCCGGGCGAGGCAGGTCGCCAGGTCGGTGTCGACGATGACGATCCTTGTGTGCGCTGACGCGAACCTTGCGATGTTGAGCCAGTCGCGGCGGTCCTGAACCTTCGTCGAGCAAGCATCAACGATGACGGACTGGCCTCGACGGAGTAGGTCGGGGGCGAGCATTTTGATCCCCGCAAGTTGGTTGGGGCTGGATCGGCGGCCGATCGCCGACATGCGGCGCACCATCTCCGTCGACAACAGTTCCTCGGTGGTCCGGTTACGGGCGATCCAGTACGACTTCCCTGCACCGGGCGGGCCACACATCACGGTCAGGGTTACGTCCCGCAAGGTCATCCCGTGATCGTACCGAGACAGCAATACGCCCCGCAGAGGTTCGGAGTCTGCGAGGCGTATCAATGTGCCAGATTAGCGGGTCAGCCCTCTACGGGCGCTGTGGTGACGTTCTGGACGTACTTCATGACAGTCGGCCGGCTGAAACCGCTGATCTTCGCGAGCTCGACGATGCTCATTCCGTTCGAATAATTGCGTCTCATCGAGTCGACGAGATGGTTGCGGGCCGCGTCCGCGACGGCTTGTTTAAGCTGGTACTGTCGTGCGACCTCGACGAGGTACTCGGCCTCAGTCATCGTCACGATGCGACCAGGTCGGACTGGTCGAGGATCTCGTAATCGTCGCGATCCTGCCCGTTACGGACACGACCCTCGATAAACACGAGTGCCTCGTCACGGCTCGCAGCCGAATGGATGAGCCGAGTCAGGTGATAGATCTTGTACGTCATTGTGTTCCTCCCTATTTATGTTATTTAAGAAATGCGACTAGTACACGAAACGCTTCTTTGCGAGTGTTAGCAAATCCCCACTCGTCATTGATGCTTGACCGATACCAGATGCCCTCACTCGTAGGCGTAGTCTCGCCGATCATTTTTCCTTCGTAGTAGATATTCATTCTGATCCTCCCTAGTTGGTTCGGTTATTGAATTCGGCTGTCACGCTTGCAAGGCTGCCGACAACCTGCGGCAAGCCGTTGAGTGTGAGGATGCCGCGTGTGCCGTTCGCAAAGAGTGCCCACGTTGCGCCGCAGTCAATGCCCGAGGCGATCTCAGTGGCGCCCGTAAGCGGCGCGTACTTCGCCGGGCTGAATACCTGCCCCGTGATCTTCTTCGCGCACTCACTGCCAACTGTTGAGCCATCAGAGAGAACGGCAACCCAGCGGACATTGGTGCGGCCGCACTCTTGGCAGCAACCCTCGCCCTCGCGGTCGAGTACCTTCGCGATGCTGAGCTTCGTCGTTGTCATGTCTTAATTATGCCCCCCTGACACGGTAGTGTCAAGTCCTTTACAAACTAGGGGACGAGACGGTTACAACCGTGACCACCGGACCAATGTCGCCAACCTCGCGGGATGAGGATCACGAACGCGAACGCGGCGTCCTGGTATTCCTCACGCCAACGCTTGATCGGTGTGACGTGCAGTCGAGCGAGGATCGCCCTTGCTTTCGACCGTGGCATCCCAGCGTCACGAAGCCGGTTATAGACATTCCAGCCGGCACCGCGACGCCACGAGTTATCGAGGAACTGGTACTTCCCTTGGGCCGAGCTGACGGGGTTCTGTGCTCGCGGGTTCCCGTGCGACTCACGGTTCACGACGCAATCCCTGAAGGGTTCCCACGCGGCGGGGATGCGGGCCGCAGTCGCAACGATGCGGGCCGAGCTGGATGCTGGTTGTTCGGTGGGGATGATCATGGAGGCGGCGAATAGCAGATTCTCTAGCATTGATTGTCCGATCACTGGGGGACAGGGACGGCGCACACATTGGGCGCAAGAGCCGGAATCTCACCGGGTCAACTCCTTTCAACCTAGCATGGGTTCATGGTCTGGTTCATGATCATCGAGTTTTCCGTGTGTGTCGTCCTCCTCGTCATGGCCGGCCGTGGCCGTGGATAAGCCGTGGGTCGAACTAGCGGCCTGCCGGGATGTCGACCCCGAGCTGTGGTTCGTCGCCGACCGGCACTCCTTCGAGCATCACCAGGCGATCCGGATCTGCGGCGAATGCCAAGTCAAGACGCAGTGCCTGAAGGTCGCGAGGAAACGGCGAGAACGACACGGTATCTGGGGCGGTGTCGACTTCAACAAATGAGAAAGCCCCGACCGTATGGCCGGGGCTAACTCACTCGGTTACTTCTTGAAGTCGACGATCTCGACCCGCAGGCCCAGGACCTCGAAGTCCTCCCGCAGCTTCCCGAACTTCTTCAGCGGGGTCGCGAGCCGGGTGAACGGGATCTCGGTCTTCGGCATCGTCAACGCGAAGATGACCGTCTTGCTCTTGCTGTTCTTCTTGCTCATTGCTGCTCCTCTGTTGTGTTGGGATGGTGCGTGCGCTGCGAGGTGATGCTCCTCGGGCTAGGCCACTGGGCCAGCGCGGGTAGTGCTAGGCGGGTTCGTGCTGCTGGTAGAACGAGGTGATCGTCGAGCCGACCTGCTGGCAGCTGCGCTCGTCGGCCGACTCCCAGTCGGCCGTCTCGGCATTCCAGGTGATCTTCATTTCGCAGTTCTTGCAGGTGCCCTCGGTGATCAAGTTCTGAATCATGGTGTCTCCTCTGTTGGTTGGGTTCCTTGCGTGCGCCCCGGAGAGTCGAACTCCGGCGGGGACCGTCGGCGCGGGCCGGGCTAGTCCTTGATGCGGTGCGGTTCGTAGCGGTAGTTCCAATCGGCTTCCACCCAGCTGTTGGCCGGGCAGTCGAAGCCGGTTGGGTCGGAAGCGGTTGTGCCTCCGTTGCCTTTCGCCGTGTCGAACAGTGCGCCGTCCTCGGCGATGTCGCGCATGAGATTCGCTCCGCAGTCGATGCAGACCAGCTCGGTGATGATGCTCTGATTCATTTGGTGCTCCTCTGTGTAGTTGGTTTGCCTTGCGTGCGCCTCGCGGAGTCGAACCGCGACGGGGACCGTCAGCGCGGGTGAAGCGCCTCAGCGCTTCTTTATTTGTATCTCCCACGGGTACACCCCGCAGAATGCTGCGAGGCTTGCGCGGCGGCGCTCCGCGTAGGCGTAATCGCCTACGATCTCGCCGCCTGCCAGGGTCTCGCCGTTGTAGATGAAGATGTAAGAGGTGGGGATGGTGGCGGTTGCGGTGGTGGTGTTCATGGTGTGCCTCCCGGCTGGTTGTTGTTCTTGTAGTCCTTAGATTAGTCACCCTGTCAGGGTAGTGTCAAGCCCTTTACACACTATTCGGGAGAATCTTTTTCAGCCATCGACTAGACAAGATCGACGATCACCCGCTACCTTGGAACTCCCCTAGATAAGGTGAGAACATGACGAACATGAACGTGCTCCTCAGCAGGCGTGACGTCGCCGACCTCATGGGCCTCAGCGTAGAAACGATCAAAAGCCACCGGGCTGGCGGAGCCATGCCAGACCCGGACTACGTCGTCGACCAGAAGCCACTCTGGCGACGCGACACCATCGACCAGTGGATCGCCAGGAGGGCCAAGTGACCGTCGACGACATTGCTCGTGTCCTCGTGTGGGCGAACGGTGGCGACAAGGCGGAGATCGCAGCGGCACCCAATGACATCCTGTTGATGGATGACGCCCAGCAGTGCCTAGAAGACATCCAGGAGGCGACGCCGTGAAGCACGGGACACTCACCGCCTACTCGGCTCACGGATGCAGGTGCGACCCATGCCGTGCGAAAGCCTCCCGACACTCCAAGGAATGGCGGAGAGACAAGTACCTCGGTGTTGTGAAACTCGTCGACGCGGACCCGCTACGGGAGCACGTCGCCGTCCTCATGGCGGCGGGGATGTCATTCAAGGCGATTGCGTTAGCTGCGGGCTGGACGAGCCGCCAGGCTCTCGCCGACGCGATCACACGCCCGAGAGTGATGCCCAAGACGTTGGCCCGTGTCCTCGCCGTCCGCATCGACTCCGACAACCGCAGAGACGCCTACACGGACGCGACCGGAAGCCGCCGACGACTTCAGGCACTCGCCGTCAATGGCTGGTCGACGCGGAACCTCGCGAAGCAGCTCGGCCACAAGCACGCGACAACCGTCCAGGACATCACGAACGGCACGACCCCAACGATCCGGCTCCGCACGAAGGACGCCATCCGGGACCTGTACGAGAAACTGTGGGACCAGTCGGGACCAAGCCCAC